TGAACAGCAACTATACTACGCCAACACTGACCTACCCTGTATACGTGCGAAAAGGGAATAATATATACGTACGACCTTTAAGTATATCGCAAACTGTGCAGGCTAATTATATTCGTAAGCCTGTCGATCCGCACTGGGGCTATGTTTCTGTAGGAGGAGATCCTGTTTACAACTCTGCCACTAGCACAGATTTTGAAATATCTGAGGAGGATGAGACAGAGTTAATCATTAAGATATGTAAGTATGCTGGACTAAGTATACGAGAAACAGAAGTCGTGCAATTAACTGCGCAGCAAGAGCAGATAGAATACGCTAAAGAAAATTCATAACCTATGCCGATAATTGGAACATATATAGATCAACGGGAATACTACCAAAATAACGGAAACAATCCTACAGATGAAAACTGGGGAACGTATCAGTATGTTCTGTTAAAAGACATTATAAATAACTTTATGCTAACTTATGTCGGCGATGACAAGGTTATTAATAAAGCTGATAGAAATGAGATTGTTTTTCATGCCAAGCGTGGTTTGCAAGAATTACATTATGATGCATTGAGAGAGATTCGTGGGTTTGAAGCTGAATTACCTGATGATTTAAAAATGCATTTGCCACATGACTTTGTAAGCGCAGTTAAGGTGGCGTATGTTGGTGAAGATGGTACAGCTAGAATGATTCCAGAGAACTTCAATACATCTACTCCTATTAGTTATTTACAGGACAATACGCCGCAGAAAAACATCCTTATGGATAATAATGATAATGCGCTTACTGGAACTCCTGTAATCGAAACTAATTGGCGAAATCATAACGCTGACAGAAGAGTAGTTGAGCCTGATACAAATTTACTTGGTAAAAGATTTGGTTTAGATACGGCAACTGCTAATCACAATGGAAGTTATCGTTTAGATAAAGACCGTGGGTTTATTTTGTTTAGTTCAGATTTATCTGGCAAGCAAATTATTATTGAATATGTGTCTGACGGTCTTTACGCTTTGTCTGACGGAGATATAAAGATTCATAAATTAGCAGAGAATTACATGTACGACTATCTTGTGTCTAGCGTATTAAAACAGAAGTTTGGTGTACAAGAATACATTGTGCGTAGAGCTCAGAAGCAAGCTTCAGCATCATTACGCAATACAAAGATTAGATTGAACTCTATTAAACTAGGCGAACTTACTCAGATTCTACGAGGACGAGATAAGTGGATAAAGTAGTATGAAGATTAAAAACGTATTCTCGACGGGCAAAATGAATAAAGACGTCGATGAACGTCTTATTCAAAAAGGCGAATTCATTGAAGGTTATAATATTCGTGTGCTCAACACTAGTGGCTCTGATGCTGGCGCAATAGAAAACGAAAAGGGCAATGTCAAGCTAACTAATATTCCAGTAACAAACTCTCCGATATGTATTGGCTCTGTAGCTGATGAGGCCGAAGAAAAAATATATTGGTTTATTGTCAATAGTCTCGGATATTCTTACATATTTGAATACAATGTTTTAAATCAAATTACTACAACTGTACTGGCTGATGAAAGGTCTGGAGATTTTCAGGTTTTAAATTTTGATGATAAATATAAAATTACTGGAGTTAATATTTTATATAACACCTCTAGAAAAGAAAAGCTTTTATTGTTTACGGATGGAATTAATCCGCCAAGAATGGTGAACATTAAGCGAGCTAAAACATATGGTGTTAATGGGTTTGACGAGAACGATATTTCTTTGTACAAAAAACCTCCTCGCTTTGCTCCAAGTGTAACTCCTTTTAATACAGCTACTGATGCAGAAAACAGTTTAAAAGAAAACTTTTTTGCATTTGCATATCGCTACAAATATTTAGATAACGAGTATTCTGCACCTTCTGCATTTACCAATTACCAATTTGTTCCAGGGGAATTTGATTTAGACTATGCGTCCATGGAAAACCTTGGTATGGAAAGTTTATATAATGGATATAGGTTATCGTATAATGCTGGAGATAAGAGAGTTACAGATGTTCAGCTTTTGTTTAAAGTAGCCAATGAGCCAACAATATATGTTATAGACAACATTAATAAAGATGAAAGCAATATACCTGACAACTCGGTTCAGACCTATGAGTTTTTTAATAAAAAAATATTTAAGACGCTGCCTGCGGATGAGGTACTCCGGATATTTGACGATGTTCCCCTAACTGCTAAGGCCCAAGATATTATTGAAGATCGTATTGTTTTTGGCAATACGACTAGTCAGTATGATTTAGTGCGTACTGAGGGTGATGCTCAAAACATTGAAATCGATTATAATGTTGAATTAGTTTCTACACCTCAAAGCGGAACTGTTATAGATGGAACAATTACAACAGGTCAAGGGCAGCTAGTTACTTTTGATTTATCCAGTGTTGATTTGCGTCAGGGAAACAGCATAAGACTTGGTTTAAATTGTTTTTCTAATCAAGTTTCTGGGTCTCCAGATTATTTTGGCGGTTCTGCTTTTATTCAGACCACAGTAATATTGTTGCAAAATTATACCTCTGTAATTGATTTTTGTGCCTCTGATGAATTTGTTGAGGCAATGGATCAATTGAAATTATCTTTTGAGTTCAATGTTGAAACAGAGCCACATCCAGATGAAGTATCAAGAACTTATAACGGTCCTTTTATTTCATCAAGTACACCGCCTACTTCAACATCGTTTACTCTTGCTAATCCTTTTATTGAATATACAACTACAACAGGAACTGTGAATGAAGCTTTTTATTGGCAAGATCCATCTACAGTAAGGCACAAAATAAATGCTAGTTCGCTTTCATTGAAGTCTAATAGGACTTACGAAGTTGGAATGGTTTACCTCGATAAATACGGCAGATATAGTAGTGTTTTGTTGCCATTAGAAAACATTCCAGATAACGAATCTGAAGTTTTTGTTCCTACAGAAAATTCTATTGATATAAATTCTTTAAAAGTTACAGTAAATCACTTGCCTCCATATTGGGCAGATAGATATAAGTTTTTTATTAAAAGTAGCAAACAGGAATATTATACAATTTATGGCACAGAATATTATGAAGATGGTTTAGACCGATATGTTTTGTTGCAGGGATCAAATATTAAAAAAGTTGAAGAAGGACAAACGCTAATTGTCAAGCGCGATGCAAACGGTCCGGTAAGTGATTTAAAAAGATGTAAGGTTTTGGAGATAGCATATAAAACTGCTACGGATCAAAACACAACAGGAGAGGGTTGGATCACTGGGAATACAGATGAAAACGATGATCCTATTATTGAAAAGTCTGGAACTTATATGAAAATAAGACCAAGAAACTTTTCAATGCAAGTTAATCCGGACAGAAATATTAATTATTATAATGGAGATACAATATGGGCTAGTGTAGTAAGTGGATTTGAATCAGGCTATAATGAATTAAGAATTCCAGATGGAGACACTCAAGGATTTTTTCAAACCTATAATAGTGGATCAAGTACTTATACTGATTTAACTATTCCTAGAGGAGCTAAGATTAAAATAAAATTAGACTTTGCTAAAACCTCTAGCATTCCTGGAGCTAATCAAGTTTTTGCTAATTATGAAAAAGAATTTGACGCTCAACAAGATTATGAAACAACTACAAACCAGCATTGTTTTGCAAAGTTTTTAGATGCACAAACTAATTTTTCTTACACAACTGTGACAGAGGGCAATGATGTAGATGCTCGAAAATATACAATTCCACAAGGATCAATTAATTTTTTCTTTACAATATATCGTCCCAATAATGGTAATCGATGGCGGGTTGTTGTTAGAACAGATGAATTTGTGCCAGACCTGTATAAAGGCGAACTAGATGCTAGAGTAGAAGCTAATCTTTTTCAAGACTTAATAGTATTTGAAACAGAGCCTATTGAAGAAAACACAGATATTTATTACGAGACGGAAGAAGCATTTATCATTGATTCAGGATATCATCAAGGCAATTTGCAAAATCAAAATGCATCAAGTTCGGCAATTGTTTCGTTATCACCTGGGAATTGTTATGTGTTTGGTAATGGTGTTGAAGCATCAAGAGTTTTAGATGATAGATTCAAGCCATATATTACTTTAAAAACTCGCCCCAATATTGCTTTGATTGATGGGTATGCTAGTCGAGCAGATAAAAACAGGCTCATCTATAGTGGTTCTTTTAGCGAAGATACTGGATATAATAGCCTCAATGAATTTAATACTGGACGAGGCATATCCAAGAATCTAGATTCTAAATATGGAGGTATTCAAAAGATATTTGCTAGAGAACGAGATTTAATTGTTTTCCAAGAAGACCGAGTGTCTAAGGTGTTATATGAGAAAAACATTTTAACCAGTCCTGATGGGTCTGGTAGTTTGACTCAGATAGAGCAAGTGCTTGGACAAGATGTTCCGTATTCTGGAGAATATGGTATATCTACAAACCCAGAAAGTTTTGCTACTTATGAGGGCCGTGTATATTTTACTGACGCCAATAGGGGAGCGGTATTAAGACTCAACAACGAAGGCATCACTCCAATTTCATACGCAGGAATGAAGTCATTCTTTAAAGAGTTTTTGACTGGCAATAAGAATAAATTTAACATTGGAGGATTTGATCCTAGAAATCATCAGTATGTATTGACTATGAGTGATGAAGGTCAAATTGTCCCAACAAGTAATATCGCGTGTGGCACAGTGCTAACGCGAGCCGTTAGTACATCATATTCTTACGATTTTGAGCTTGGTAGTACCTCTGGAACAGTAAATATTAATTACTCTACTTCTGCTGAAATCAATATTTCAATTGTTCATAACGGGGTGTTGTTTACAAACAATGGACTTACCGGAAGCGGAACAGTTTCATTCGACGTGACTCAGGGAGATTTGGATGCTGATGGCATAGCCTCCGTAACAATTCAAGCTGTAGGAAATAATCCTATTGTTACATTGACTCATAATTGTCCTGTCCCAGAAACAATGAACGTTACATTACTTGTAACCAACATTCCTGAATATGCCGATTCTAGCATTATAAATAGATATAAAGTTAATGCTGACGGTATTTTTAATTCGACATTAGATATTTTTGATTTTGACGGAGTCACTCGATTTGAGACGATAAGTGGAGAAATGGGTAGTGCTTATATTCCAAACAATGGTGATGTTGTATTAATTCAGTCATTTTTAAATACAGATATTCATACAGCTGTGTATGTAGAAGGCGAGCCAAGGTTAGGTTATTTAGTAAGTAGCTCAACAACGCTGACTCCTACAGAGATTAAAGATAACGCAACTTATATAGGACAAAATGTTACCACCAGTGGTAATGCCACATTAGTTTCTGGAAACTTTACTTTTAACAGATCGAATACTAGTGAGAATTTATTTTTGATTTGGGATTACAAAAACTTTTTAATTGAGTCAAATCCTATAAATTTATGCTATGACGCGACTAGTAATTTAACAGCTTGTTGTGATTGTACTTTTGGAGACTTAGGCGTTCTGTTAGGATTTATTCCTGTATGTTTAGTATCAGCTACATGGGACCCTAACAATGGAGGAACAATAAGATATAGAGCTACTTTAGACAATTTAACAGTTGGTAATACTTATACATCACAACTTAGTGTAGATCCAGGCAGTGTAACAGTTCAGGCATCATTAGGTGATGTAAGTGTAAACGATACATTTGTGGCATCAGCAACAACTAAAAATGTTGAATTTCAGATTAGTTGGTCTCAAGTAAATACAAATGCCCAAATTACGCCACTTATTACAGTAACTGGAACAGAGGGGACCCGTTCGGCTAGCCGTTTATTTACTGCAAGCGAAGTGTCTCCAATAGCTCCAAACTTAATCCATTGTTCAGTATAAATTTAATATAATGGCTATAACAACTTACTACATAGATGGAAATTCATTAGCAACGGCAACTGCAATTTATACAGATGCAACGTTGACCACATGTGCTCCTGATGGTTATTACTCTGATGGATTGAATGTGCGCCAGCAAATATCTTGCGTGCTACAACCAGCTGAAGTTTGTCCTTCTTGCGCTACAGGATGTGGCTCTTCTATTTCAGGAACAGGCGGACAAGGATTTCGTATTGTAAATTTAGATACTGGCACTGACACAGGTGCGATAATAGTTGCTTTTGATCCTCAAAGTATTCCTGATGGCATTCGGGCAATATATGATGGGGTAATTTACAATGAACTTAGCTCTGTTAATGATGGTTATCGTGCCAGCAGTACGCCAGGAAATTTTACATTTATAGGCAGAACAAGTTCTGACTGCGGAATTTCAGGAACAACCTATCCATCACTGATAGAATATGAATATGGCTCAACTACTTGGATTGCTACAGGAAATACAGTAGGCGTAACCGTTGATGCAGGAGATGTTTCATTAGGAACCAGTGTTCCTGGATGGAGTTATATAGTTATACCTAAACCAACAGCATCTCCATCTACTGTAACTATTCAGATAGTGGGCCCTTGTTCAAATACAGCTTTTCAAGTAAATGCTTTGTGCCCAGCATTACTTACAGGATTTCAGTCTAGCTCTGTTGAGCCTGATAAAGAAACAGTGTGTAGTGCTACAACTTTCGAAACGTACTATAATGCTCCTGTAAATGGAACAGCAGGAGTCCCTGGATTATACGATTGGGTTTTTACTGATGCATACGGACAAACAGCTTTAGATGCGGGATGGT